TGTGTTTTTGTTCCGTCTAGTGTTCCAGTGCAACCAATTCTATACATAGCATTCTTCATGTTGGTCATGATTGTAGCTAAAGATTTAGCTTTGAAATTATGTGCTTCATCACCAAGAACAAAATCAAATTGTTCAAAGTATTCTGGTTCTTTATTGTAGATTGATTGCCAAGTTGTGATGGTCAAAAACTTATCTGTCACCTTATCTTTACCAGCATATTGTCTATGGCAATATTTTTCAACATCATAACCATAAGACTTAAAATCGGAATACATCTGCTCAACAAGAGATGTGGTAGGTACAATTAACAGACCCTTATTGCACTTTGTCTGAATGTATCGTAGAATAAGATATTGAATGAGAGACTTACCAGATGCGGTGGGCGATAAGAGTAGCACTCTGCGATTCCTAATAGCATGAACAAACGCCGTTATCTGGTATTCTCTTTGTTCAATTGTATCAGGCAAATTCAATGATGAAGCAAAATCAATTGCTTCATTGACTGAAAAATTGTCAGTCATATTTACATTGCTATCAAAATGTATTGAATAGCTTCGTTCATTACAAAAACGTTCAATGTAAGGAACTAACCCATGATACATCTGGTTTGTTCTTAAATCGAACAAACGTATTTTGCCGTCCCACAATTTATTTTTATATGCAGGTGTGAATTGGAAACCGGGGACAAAAAAAGTGAAATAGTCAGAAAGTTCTTGTGCTAAACTTCTTTCACACTTCACATGAATGAATGATTCATTCTTTTTTGAAATTATCAAATTCATCTTCTACTTCTTCCCATGTGCTATCACCCATCAATCTCACTGTCATAATATATGTATAGTGACCAGGTAAAGCACTCCAACTGTTCGGTGCATTTATGCTAAGAACGTTTTCATTTTTATATGAATTAAAATAGACATAATAATAATGTCCATGAACAACCTTGAAACCATATTTGCACCGATGCATTATCTCACTCACTTGCATCCGATTAGCTAAAGCTTCAGCTTGTCTTTTCAAGACATTGACCTGTTCCATAATTCGGTCATATTCTTGTTTCGCGTTTAGTTTGCTGATATTTAAAAGAATGTCTTTTTCTTTTTCAATAGCAATTGGTGCGAATGCAGGACTTCCTAGTTCCATAGGATAAGGAAGACTACTTCTTCTCATCGGGTCATGTTCATCTAATTCCATTATACACCTTGTATAAATCTTTCCCACTCAATGAAAGATTTTAATTGAAACGTTCTGCTATGCAACTCTTTAAGAATTGCTTCACATGCAGAAACCATTTCCTCATTTAATATTTTTGATGCAAGATGCTTGTTCAGTTCTTCATCTGCTTCCATGTATGTTGTTATGTCAGACTTCAAGAGAAATGGAAATGGGTCAAGACCATATTTCTTCAAATCATCATTACTCATTTTGCCTGTGTAATATTCCCAGCGAATCTTTTTAGCTCGGTTATATTTGAACTCAGAATCTTTAACCAGCAACTTGTGTCTAGAAAGGATATTCAAATACTTGCTGTGTAGCTTGGGTATATCAAGCAATGCTTTGCCTGGTTCTGTTCTATCAATTTGGGAATCTTTTTCCCATTCAGTCATCAAATCATCAAGTTTACTCATTACAATACCTCCATCACGGAGTATACATTAATTAAAAAAGTTTTTCAATATTATAATAGGTAAATCTGAATGATGCATCAGAAGTCAAAATGCTTTCCGGACTATCTGCTGTTGAAAGAATGAATGATGACAGTGATGTTGGGAAAACATCATAGAATTTAAACCTGTAGTATGGTTTAAATGAGGAAGAATAAACTGTGAGTGTTGCATCCGAAAATTGCGGTTGCGGTGGGTTTGCTGGCTTAGACAGTCTGGGCAATTGTTTGTAATCTGAATAAGATTCTGGAAAAGTCATTGCACGAATCCAATCGTGTATTTCAATCCATGAACGCATTTCTTCATCAATAGCAAACGTCACGTTAATCATATCGTAGATTGCTTTTTCACCTGGAGAATATTTCTCAACGAAAGGTGTTGCAACTGGAATTTCACCCAAAGAAATGCCTGGTACTGTCACAGCTTGACAAAAGTATTCGATATTTGGTACTCTACTAAAAGTAAATTGAAACTTATTAGGATGTAAAAAGTTTTGATTTACTGGAGTGTTTTGAACTGGAATATTAGCCATGTTATTATTTATGCATAAAAAAAGAGGAGCATTTCTGCTCCTCTTTAAAGTCCTCTCTTGCGGAGGCTCAATTACATGATGTTCGAAATCTTGAACGCTCTGTAATAGTTGTTGCTTGTAGCTGTCAATGCACCAGAACCTTGAGTGGTACCTTCAGCAAATGGGTTAGCAACTAGACCGTAACGGGTCTTGAAGCCAATCTTTGGCTGGAAGGTGTTGGTGTCAACTGCACGAACCATTTGTAGAGGAACGTATGGGCAGTAGAATAGACCAGCATCATAAGCATTAGAACCTTTGAAGCCAACAACTGCGAACTCAGAGGTAGCACCTGCTGGGAAGTATGGGTCGATATAGACCTTGATACGACCGAACAATGTACCTGCGAAAGTGTTGCCAGTGTCGTCAACGGTTAGGTTAACTTGGCCACCTAGAGCAGAGTTGTAGTCAAGGATACCAGCCATCGCTAGAGCAGAAGCAACGTCAGATGAGCAAATCATCACGTTACCTTTACCACGACGAGTCAACTTAGCGATTTGGTTAGCTTCACGCTCAACTTGGAATGCCAAGCCTTTAACTTTTTCAACCATCCAACGACCGTTAGAGTCGGTGTCAAGGTCGAATGTACCAACTGTAGTAGTACCGGTTTTGCAACCAACTTTAGAAACGGTGTAAATGGTACGTAGAATTTCACGGTTAATTTCAGCAAGAATCTCAGTAGAAAGAATATTGCTCAATTCGGTTTCTGCGTCAAGACCATGAACAGCTTTCAAGTCTTGTGCAAGTTCCATTGAGTATTCTGCTTTCAACGCACGGGTTCTTGCAGTAACAGTAACTTTCTCAATGCTGAAACCCATTTCTAGAGGGGTCAAATCTTCAGCAACAGCGGTTGTCATACCAGCAGCAGTGTTAGCATCAAACACACCAAATGGACGGTCAGAGGTAGCAGACTTAAGACCTAATGCTTGCTGTACAGTAGCAGATGCGCCAGAGTGAGCGGTGTTAGCTTCGTTGTAGAAAGCTTCAGAACCGGTTGAAGGAACGCGGTCAGTACCGTACATAGAACGCATTGCAAAAATCATGCCTGTAGGTCCAGTCATAGGCTGAACACCGCAGATATCGTAAGCGATAAGGTTAGGCAACGAACGGCGAACCAAGCTGATTAAGATTGGGTCGAAACCTGCAACTGGACCAGTAGAAGTAGCACTAGCACCGAAACCACCTGTACCAGCAGAGTTGGTAGGTGCAGTTTCGTTAAGGATGCCTGATTCTTTCTGCATTGCTTGTACTTGGTTTTCAAGAACAAGTGCAGTAACAGCGCGCTTATAAGGGTCGCTGATTTTTGGTAGGTCTGCATGTTCTAGAACAGGCGCCCACTTCTTTTGTAGTTCTTCGGATAAAAACATCTAATGTCTCCTTGTTATTATTAAATTAGATTCGGGTTGTTTTTGAAATTGACTGAACAATAGAGTTCATGAAGGCATCAGATACAACTGCTGACTTTTCTTCATCTACTTGTTCATTTAATTGAGCTTCGTCAGCCTTCTTTACACCTGAAGGAAAATAGTTTTCACGAATTGTCTCAAGCTTTTGTTTGAATTCTTCCTCTGTGGAAAATTCTACACTCTCTGCAAGTGCTTTAATTTTTTCAGCTTGTGTCGCGGTTAAACCTTCGCAAACTTCATGTGTAACTTCGGTCTTATATGCTTCGATGAGTGCCTTACGGTACTCAACGTTACGCTCAACTTCTTCGTTTAGCTTGGCTTCAACTTCTTCTAGTTTACCTGCCAATTCGTCAACGAGGTCAACTTTCTCAGATGGAACATCAATGTAATGTTCCGCAAATAGGTTACGCAAGCCGTTAATGAAATCTTCAGTGATTTCAGAACGGATGCCTTTTTCGATGGCAATCTGGTTTTCTTCCATCCATTGCTCAACAACATAACCGATATAGTCATTAACTTTTTCGGTCAAATCGCTTTTAACAGCTTCTACAGCTTCTTCAAGCATAGAAGCATATTTGGCTTCAGTTTCTTCTTCGATTTGTTTTACTTTATCGTAAACGCGAGCTTCGAAAATAGTTTTAACTTTGCCTTTGAATTCTTCTGAAATAGTAGAATCATCTGCAAACAATGAATCAACATCGGCAGTTAGGTCTACTTTTTCTTCAGCAACAACTTCACCATCTTTTTGTTCTTCTTCCATCTTTGCAGATGCAGCGGAAGGCTTTGTGGTAGGAGCAGTTGCGCTCTTAGACATGAATGTCATCTTGTGTGAATCGTCATCAGGCTTTGCATTTTCTGGGGTTGGTCCGCCAGCAACTTGAATTTCGCCTTCCAACTTTTCAGCAGGCATAGCGTTCTTGCCTTTACCAGCGGCTAGAATTTCTGCGGCAGCCTCAAAAAGTTTATTTTTAGCCATTAGGAATCTCCTTTTGTGTTATTTATTTATAATTATTAAAGTTTCGAAATAAAGTTTTCAAAGAGGCGATATGCCACTTGTTCTATTTCTTTGCTTGAGGCTTTGCGAATTTGCTGCTTTGCTCTTTCAATATCTACCTCAACAAAACGGCCTTCAACGAAAAGCCATTCTTTATTTTCCATGATACCATTCACGAAAGCACCTGGAGCAGATGGGTCAGCTACAACGTCAGCAGCCGTTGCTAGTCTAAAGTCATCAGCTACAATGCTAATGCCATTATCTCCAGGCAACAAAGAACCCATACCTCTTGATGAAACACCTAGGCTAACTCCAGATTCAATGAAGTTCTTAACAATATTACCGTATGGTGTTTCCAAAACTCTTGCTTTACCAATAAATCTACTTTGGTCATCTTCTCTTAGAGATTCAATCTTGATACAAACTCTTTCAAGATTGATAGATGGTGTGTCTGGATGACCAAGTTCACCTAATGCGCGATTGCTTTTAATGTATTCGTCTGTGTAACGAGTAACTTCTTCGCGTAGTGTATCGATTTTATACATTCTGCGGTTTCTGTTAGCTTGTTCGCCAACCAAGAAAACACCTTCAATATAAAGGTTTTTCTTTCCAGATTCTGTTGTCTCAGTTAAGTATTTAACTTCTTCAACATTTTCTCTGATTAATTTCATAGAGGTGCTCCTGTATCTGCATCAACAGTAAATGTTGCAGTCTTACTTACAACCAACAACAAAGTACCGTCTGTGCCTGAATTTGTTACATAGATGTTTGCTGAAGCAGTGTTACCAATACTTACATCATATTGTGCAAAAGGTAAATCGTTTTCACCAAACAAATTTAAAACAGGCACTCCTGTTGCATCATTACCTCTATAAACAATCCATTTACCATCAGTAGAAGAAGTTAAATGTGTAATAGAAGCACCAGTAATCAATTCAACTTGAGTGTTGGTCGACAGTTGGTTTAAATTTATTCGTGTAGCAGTATTACCAGTTATACGAATAACCGATTTTGAACGCTTTGAATTTATAATTTCAAATGGCATGTTATTTTATTCCCATTGATTTGCGGCGGCGCATAGACATTTTTCTTTTCAATAGAGTTCTATTCAACTTTGCTCTGCCTTTTGTTTTCCAGTATCTCTTTAGCTTTCTAGCT